AATTCATTCCCGCAAAAAGTTTAAACAACCAAAAGTCCTTGATAACGAGCATGTATGGAATATCATTGTCGTCGGTTCCTACCCTCAATAGAGATCCGTTTGGAGTATCCATACTCGACCATGCAATGACTTGTTGCGCTCGAACTATCGAGCATATTGTTGCCGTTCCATCAGCATTAGTAATAACTAGCAAGTCGTTTTCTTCCGTCGAGGACGCTCGCCTTTTCGCGAAATCTGTCGGATCTTTTATCAATTGTGAACTTAACAAGCTGAGATTATCGGCCGCATAATTGCTCGATCCATCCTGTATCAATACGAATTCCCGAACAGCCTTTCCGCCGCGTTGCATAAATAGGGCCGCTCCGTCCAACTCGTGAACCCTCAATCCTTCTTTAGATCCACGCCTTGTCGCATTTCTGATTGATACATTATTCGGAGTGATCGGGCTTTCGGGGATATAGAATTCGCCTCCGGTCGTGAATATGATCAGATCTCGCAAACTAAACAAATTCGTTATAGAATTAAGCTGATCCGTATCCATCGTAACGTCAATCGGCTCATCATCTAGCCCGGTTCCGACTGTGTGATTAAAGAAATCTCCAACTCGTGAGCCCCATAATGTCGAAGGACGAGGGCCACCACCTAACCATAATCGACCATCATGGAAAGTTCCGGCCGCCGGCCATCCCCGCGTATCGCTCCAAACATCCTCGAACCCTGATTTTAATGTCCATGTTCCTGTTAGCATCTGGCTCGTATTAAAGAATGGGATCTCGACAATTGCAATTAATGACGTTGCACTATCTACCCGGACAACCCGCATCAATCCGCCGTTGCCCTCGATCTTCTGATTTACAAATGTAGCATCAAATGATGTACCAACTCCGGAAAGTGTGATTTGACCTTCAACATCGTTCGGCGTTATCTTTCCGGCCGGAGTGCTATCAACGGGAACATAATCAAATTGAGGTATCCCATCGAAGGTAATCAAGGTTATTGTCCAATTCGTATCGGTTACCCTTACGATCGTATGCGGTTGAGTGGACGGTTCAAATACTATCAGAGTATCGTTTGATTGCGTCCAGTTTAATTTTGCCAGCGTCGATGCGGGCCATTGCGTCAACCCGGTAATAATATGAACTTGCGCTCCATCTTTATAGAACCGGATTTCCTGATCCAGAAACAACAATAAAAATGTGGTGTCTACATCAAACTCGAATGACACAAATCGAGCCCCGTCGTCCGGATCATTGCCGCTATCAAGTGTCGATACATCATTGACGAAACTCAACCCGGGACGATCCTTTATTCCGCCTTGAGGCAATACAATGACATTGTTCAGCGTTTCGGCTCCCGAGAAATAATGTTTTATATCTGTCCGGGCCGCGAGAAGCGGATCAACCTCGCCGCTTGTAAAATCTGATTTTAATAAACTGATAAGCCTATTCATTAAGAGAACCTTACATCAGTTAAAGACGTTGCTTTTATATTCTGTGTTGGGCGATGTCGGCTATCGATTGAACGACATACCTCAAAATAACCGCCCCACCTTTTCTCGCCTGGGTTTCCGAAAGCTATGAAATCATATTTATCGGCTTTCGAGCTATCATCCGTTAAACTTTCGGCAAGTCTCGCCGATAATACATATGTAATAAGGTTTGCAATATATGGAGGAAATTTGCTCTCATCGATATCGAATTGAAAATCTCCGAACAATTCCGGATCATTTGCAAGCACAACCTCGCCTTGAATATCCCAATCGGTAATAGTGTTTGCATCGAGTTCCCCATCAGCATAGATCGCAAGAGGGCCGCCGAGCCTATTGTCAGGTAATTGAAAGCCAAACTCATATACATTGACCGGCGTATCTGTCAATCGCCCGAGTTGTACCTTACCTTTAGTTGATAACCACGGATACGCAGAGAGGATCTCTTGTTTCACCATCGGATACAAAATATTACAAGCCTGAGTGACATCATCATCCCCATCGAGATCTTGTACCGGGTTCATTCCAATATTGACCAAAGCTCTCGCGCATAACTTAACGTCCGTTGTTCCGAATGAGATGTTCGCCATTTTATAGACCCCCGAATATTTTCTGTGTTACGCCGGACATCGAGGAAACGCGATCAGATAGAGGATTTTCCTCTTTGAACCTTTTCAAATTTTTATGCCATCCCTGAATGATATCGTTGCTCGGCTCCATATCACCGATGCGCGGATCCTCAACCGATCCATTGTGCTTTCTCAAGGCATAACCGCCGCCGCCGTTCATAGGGCAACCGCACAAAACTATTTCGTCATAGCCAATCGCCAGCATTGCAGCGACCGCGAATAATGCCGAGGTTCCTCCGACATTGATATTCCATACATGCTCGTTATCACGGACTTTTGGTTGTTTAAACTTTTTGCGGGAATGAATTTCTATTCCATGAACAATGCCATCAAGGAATTGATCGAGCTTCTCCGGATGTCCTGTAGCCACATAATCAGCATGCACGAGCTCCGTTGCATCATTTACCGCACAATAATCAATATAATCGAAATATTGCTTTGCTTCGTCAATGTCTTCTCTGTAGCAAGGATGAGTACCCACAATAAAAACAACACCCGACATATTTTTCGGATGCTTTGGAATACTTTGTGCTTTCAACAAATCGTAAGACATAAACGCTCCCGTTTAAAAGCCAGGGGATCCAGAGCGATCTAAACCCCCCGACTATTATTTAAGGCAGTTAAGCCTAATCGCCATCAGTCAGCGCAATTGCTACGCCGTCCGAAACATCAATGACACCGGCCGCTTTACTCACGACGATGAAATCAAAGAAACCGGGCGTTCCGTCAACGTCAACGATTGCCTGGATCCTATCCCATACGCCAAGCAAGCCATTAACATCATTGAAATATCCCACTGTATTGACAACTGCTTGAGTGTCGTCGGTAGCATATGACCACATCGCCGGAGCTCCCGCGTCGCTCGTAGTGCTGAACTGACGCGTTTGACCGCCGATAGGTTTAAAGTTTTTGAGTTCAAAAGCCATTCCCATGTGCTTAATTCCTTCTTTTAAGTTTCACAAATACCCGAAGATTGATCCGTTAAGATCTCCCTCCCTACTCGGTCACATCAGCTTCAACGATACCAACGGGATCAATGGCAACCGCGCCGGCTGCGAACAGCCCGTTTGATAACCACGATGTTTTTTCCGCAATATAATTGACTTCTGTTTTACGATCGATACCGATTGCGATACCCAACGAACCGCGCAAACCTCCGTGATAGAAGTAATTCTTTCTAACACTTCCGGTTATTGGCAAGCCGCCCTCATCGTAATCGCCGACTTCGATAAACATAAATCCGAGCCACTTTTTGATATCGCCATCAACAAGAGCCTTGACCGCATTTTTATCGAATGTGTTGGCGTCACTATCACCGAGCAATCCGAACATATTGTTCGCGTGCGTTACAATGTGGCGATCCTGCATGGATACACTTTTCGCGGAGAGTTGCTTTCTCGCATCCCTACACTTAGCTGTATTCAGGTTCGTATCGGATCCACCAATATCTGTATCGATAGTGTTACTTGAGCTTGCGGCGTCCAGAGCATCAAAGATCATTTGATCTTCTCTCCGGGATAATGCCATCGCAATCACACTCGCGAGCTCTTTCCTTTCGTCAACATTAGTCTTTTGCTGATCGAATATATCCGTATATTCCGGAGCGTTAAAGTCGAGTATGGTTGCTGTCTTCTTAGCATGTGTAATGTTCATAGGAACAACGTCAGTTTGTGGAAGACGGGGGGTCGCTAGACCTTTACCCATCGTCGGGAACTTATGTTGATTACCTACAACGCCCGTTTTAGCACGTATAGTCGAGCGCAATTTCGAGCCTTCTTCCTGGTATGCGTGTTTTACCAGATCATCAAACTGTTGAATTTCCGCATCTGTGAGAAACTTTGACATTTCAATCACTCCATATTTGAGATTAAAGTTAATAAACCAAATCGCTGAGTGATTATCCGTGAGGGTCACCGCTTGCCGGGACTTCCGACCAAGGACGATCTTAACCGTCTAAGCAATGGGCCTGTATGAACAGGTTATCCACGAGTTGTTAAAATAATGACAAAAAAACCCCCCGATGTCAAACGGGGGCAATATAGAGGTATTAATTTATAGGGGAGAAGATCGACTTTCTCCGGCCGGCTCGCTGCCGTATTTCTTCACATATTCTTTGTCAACCATCGCCGTGTATTCGCTATCTCGTCCATATTTAGGACTTCCGATCATCTTTTGAAGTTCCTCGGCCGACTTCGCGCCTCCGCCCGGTTCGAGATCGAGCGGGATGTTTTGTTTCTCGCCATAGTGAGCCCGGAGCTTTCCAAGTGCTTTCACACCGTCGGCCGTTTCCGTCAAGATCAAAACCTCTTGCATCTCGTCCTCGGAGAATTCGCCACGCTTAAACATACCGGAGAGAAATTCGACATGATTATTAACAATCGCTTGCCCGTTTTTCCCGAGTTTTTCGATCTCTGCTTTCGGATCAATATCGGGCGGGGTATTCTCTGCCATGAATTCTCCCGCGCTTTCCGCGAAACCCTCGAGAGCCCCGTTAAACATCTCTTGAGAGAAATTGTTCTCTTTCGCGTATCCTTTGAACCATAAGAGCAAAGGATCCTTTTCGGCCGTTTCCTCATGGAAAATCTTTTGAAGATCCTCGTTGAGTTCGATCTTGTATTCGTCCGGAGCTTTCTTCTCTCCGACCTTTGCCTCGAGATCTTTATATGATTTCAATATAGCGTCTTGACGGAACTCGCCTTTTTTGGCATCCCAAAACTTCTCGGGAACATCGTCGGGGCGTTCGGCGATTTCTTTCTTTTCCGGATCATCCTCTTTTTTCTCGGGATCGTCTTCGTCGCCATCGTCTTTCTTGCCCTTGAGATCATCCATATCGATCATCTTGCGATCGCCGCGATCCTTATCTTTTTCATCGCCATCGTCGCCATCATCATCATCGCCGTCGTCGTCTCCGTCGTCGCCATCACCGCCATCATCCCCGACGGATCCGCGCTCATCTAATAAAAATCGTAAAAAGTGTGGATAAACCTCATCTAGTAAATACTTAAAGCTCATTTTCTCGCTCCTTTTTCTTTCATTTCATGAATATGCTGGACAAGCTCCTGCATGCCCGATCTGTAAAATCCCGATGCGGCCCCGTTCTCAAATCCAGCGTTCGGATCAAATCCAGGCATCGAAGTGACAAAGTTCGCAAGATATCCCATGACGAGTTGTCCGTCCTTACGATTGAATAGCCTTGCAAATACTTTCTCGTAATCTTCTTGCGTAAGGCCCGTTTGTTCCTCGCGCTTTGTTTTCAATGGCTCGTTTGCTTTCTCGAACCAATCCCACCCGTCGTTACTTTCCGGTATTGCTTCCGTCGATTGTTCGCTCATGGTTTCTTGATCTCCCGTTTTGCTTGTTCAAAGTTAACCACTCGGCCATATAGCGGAGAGGAAAGGCGTTTTGCTATCATTCTGAGATTTGCTCTCCGGGCGTTCCTTGATTTATACATCTCAACACACGCCAGATATTCCGCACGATGCGCGAGAAGTTCCTCATTGTAACGAAAATCTATATCTTTGAGATACTTATCCCACCATT